ATTTTTTTTATTACTTTAAGTATTTAGTCTAGTTTATGTATAATATTTGTTAGGTTATAGATTAGTTAGCTAATATAAATATATTATATGACTTGACATCTCTCAAGTTTTAGTGTATAATACGAGTTGAAATAAGACTAAATGTCTTTGAGTTATATCGAATTGTATCAATATGTCTTATTTTGTTAAATATTGTTCGTTTTTGACCGATACTGTTATTGTATTTCAATATGACTTTTCAGTAATATCATATTAAACTACGAACATTATATGTAGATATTGAAGTTACTTATGAAAGGAGTAAATATAGTATGGCTAAATTAAGAAATGCTCGAATGGAAAAGTTTTGCCAGTTTATGGCTAGAGAAGGTTGTGACCCATCAGAGGCTTGTTTTAAGGCAGGTTACGGGGTAGATGCTCATCCTCGTTGTGACTCATATCATGCTATGCAGGGTTCAAGATTAATGTGTCGTAAAGATGTAGTATTTCGTATTCAGGAGATACGAGACGGAGTTTGTATTGAGGAGAAAGATAAACGTGAAACTATGATTGAGCGTTTGTATAAAATCATCAATTACAATCCAGCTAAATATATGCAGGTATATCAGACTTGTCTTGAAAATGGTAGAACTGTCCAGGATACAATAATCAAAAAAGATTTTACAGACTTTACAAAATGGGATGAAGATGATTTGTCTATGATAGACCATTTTGATAGTAGGACTGGAAACCCTGTATTTATGGATAAGAAATGGGCATTTGAAAAGTTACTTAAGATTCTTCAGCTTGATGGTTCTGATAAAGGGGTAGACATTCAGGATATTCTTTCACTCTTTACATCAGCAGGATTGAGACTTGGTAAACCTGAGGATGTTCAGGCTATGTTACAAGAGTCTGATGAGTCAACTGACGAAGATGATGACTTTGACGATTTAGATGATTTTGGAGATGATGAGTAATGAGTCTAGTAGAGCTATTACTTTTAATGAAGGATAAAATTAATAGTGAAGACTCTAAGGATAATTCTGGAGAGGATGATGATGAGAAATGTATACACAAACAGTTGAAATAAAACCTTTCAGCAAGAGGTATATTGATTACTATTATCGTTGCCTCTCCAATACTTATAATTGTCTTGAGGGGGCTTATCGTGCAGGTAAAACAGTTATCAATATTTATAGCTTTGCTAATTATCTTGAGTATTGCAAAGATAGGATACATCTAGTATCTGGTGCTTCATCTACAACTGCTAGATTAAATGTAGCTGATTGTAATGGTCTAGGTCTTACTGCTATCTTCAGGGGTAGATGTAAGTCAGGTAAATACGAAGGTAATGAGTGTCTTAAAATAAAAACAAAGACAGGTATTAAAATTGTAATCTTTGTTGGTGGTGGTCAATCTGATAGTTATAAACGAATACAAGGTCTTTCTTTTGGTTCTTGGTTATCTGTTGAGTTAGCTAACCTTTATATATCTGATGATGAAAAAGACTTTGTAGCTATGGCACTCTCTCGTCTTACCCAGTCACATGATAAAAAAGTTTGGTGGGATTTAAACCCAGTTTATCCTACTCATAAAGTTTATACAAAATATATTGATAGGTTTTGTGAAAATGAAAAAGTAAAGATGAACTTTATGCGTTGTAGTTTGTTTGACAATACTGCACTAACTGAATATCAAAAGCAGGAGTTGCTGAATACTTATCCAGATAAAAATAGCGTTGAATATCAAAGGGGTATCCTTGGTAATCGTGCTTGTTCTGACGGATTGATATTTACTCTATTTGCTAAAGATAGTAGTCCTTGGGTATTAAATGATTTGAATGAGTCTTTGAAAGGTGTTACTGTTCAGTTTATAAGTATTGGTGTAGACTTTGGTGGTAATGGTTCTAATACTGCTTTCTGTGCTACACTTATCTGTAATAACTATCATTTGATTATTCCTTTCTTTGATGATGAGATAGATATGAAAGGTGGTAACTCTGACGTTGTAGAGTTTCATGAACGTTTTAAGAGTTTTCTATTGACAGTTATTTCAATGAATTTAGGGGTAATCAGATACATCTATGGTGACTCAGCAGACCCAGTTATGATTAATGAGATTAGGTCTGTAATCAAAGAGTTATCTATGTATAATCAGATTAGAGTTTTGAATTGTCAAAAGCATACTATTAAGAAGCGTATTACAGCTAAACAATCTATGCTTGCTAGACGACATTGGCTTGTTAATAAGTCTTGTAAGTTTGTTATTGGCTCTACTGAACATCAAGTTTGGGATAGTAGACCAGGACATGAAGATGAAAGACTTGATAATGGTTCTGTTGATATTGATATTGCCGATGCTGAAGAGTATAGTTGGTCAGCATTTTTGGATAAGATAATTAAGTTTTGTAGTTAGGAGGTCTAATAATGGATTATGGTTCAATGTTAAAATGTATCAGGGGTAGATTTGGTCACTGCTATAACGTTGCCAGCTACTACACTAAAATAGGTGAGTGGCTTGATTGGTATAAAGGCTTCGTTAAAAGTTATCATACAGTATCATATAGCAATGGTATTACTACTCCTAGTCGTGAGATGTTTCATTTGAATATGGCTAAACGAGCTTGTGAAGATTGGGTTTCATCAGTATTAAGTGAGGATTTAAGTATTGTAGTTAGCTCATCAAACAATAAGTCTAGTATCTTTGTTCAGGGCAGTAAAGAAAATGGTGGAGTCTTAGGCAGTAATAACTTTTCTACAATATTATCTGACAATCTTGAGAAAATGTTTGCTCTTGGAACATCTGCTCTTGCTCTTGATTTGGACGGTATAACTGTTGATACTAATGGTAATATTGTTAGTGGAGCTAATGCTACTATCAAGATTAAGTCTTACAATGCTACAAGGATTATACCTATCTCTTATGATAACGGTATAATCACCGAGGTCGCTTTTGTTTCAGAGACTAATATAAAAGGCAAGACTTATTATACAGTTAGTTCACATATCAAGGAGTCTGATGGTTATGTAATCTACAATGATATTTATAATGCTAACTATCAAAAAGTTAATTTAGATATTCCAGTATTGAGTATTATACGAACAAAGAGTATTAAACCTCTTTTTGTTATAATGAAAACTAATATTGCAAATAATGTTGATTTAGACAGTCCTCTTGGGGTATCCATTTATTACAATGCTATTGATACTCTTAAGGGTATTGACCAGGTATATGATAATTGTGTAGTAGAGGTTATTAATGGTAGAAGAATTATCATGATGAATAAGTGTTTACTTACTTGTGATGACCAAGGTAAACCTATTGCACCTCAAGATATGAGACAGTCTTTAATGCAGTTCTTTGGTGATGATGCAGATACTTCTATCAATGAATATATTAAGGACTTTGCACCAAGTTTACGTTCTACTGAGCTTGACGCTGAACTACAAAATCAGTTAAATATGTTTAGTAGTCTTGTAGGTTTTGGAACAAAGTTTTATAATTTCTCAATGAGTAATGGTGTTACAGCTACTGAGTATGCAGGTGAGAGACAGGATTTTGTTCGTAACTCTGGTAAAATGACTAATATGGTATGTGTAGCTATTAAGTCTTTAGTATCTGAGATACTTTGGTTAGGTCAAAATGTTCTAGGGGTAGCAGTTAATGCTGACGCTAAGGTTACTGTAACTGCTCAAGATAATATTGTTGAGGCTGATGATAAAGAGAGAGAGCAGGATAGACAGGATGTTAGAGATGGTATTATGTCTAAAGCTGAGTATAGAGCAAAGTGGTATGGTGAAACTATTGAAGATGCTCAAACAAAAATCAATGCTATTTCATCAGACACTGCACAATCAGCTGAATAACTTGTAACTATAAAGAGCTTGTATTGTTTATACAATATAGGCTTTTTATTTAGTTTAAAGTATGTTTTGTTATGTATTTTTTATTATGTTAATATTTTTCTATAACTCCTCTTGACAAAAAATAAAAAGCATGCTATAATACATTTAAAGTAGTCGAGAGACGTAAAATCGTGGAGGATTGATATTATGGATAATTTAACTAATGCGACAGCCAATGTGCCTATCACCCAGCAAAATGTGCAGAGTCAGCCTACTCAGACTCAAGTAGTCAATCAGGGGTATCCTACTCAGCCTACTCAGTCAGCTCAAAACAGTCAGGCACTGTTTACTCAGGAGCAGTTGAATAGTATCATTCAGGGCAGAGTAAATCCGCTTAATCAGCATGTTCAGGATTTAACAAATCAGTTAGCTCAGGCACAGCAGTTATCACAGAGTTACCTTGCAGAGTTACAGGGTTACAAAAACAAAGAAATTGTTGCTAATGCAGGAGTTCCTGCTTATATGCAAGAGTTTGTTGCTTTTGAAGCTCAGAAGCTTGCTGTTAATGGAAAAAGCTTTGCAGATGCAGTGAAGGAATACACTCAGGCAAATGCTCAATTATTCAATATCAGTCAGAGCATTCAGAACACTCAGCCTACACCACAGACTATTCCATCTGCAGGTCAGGTATCTTCTCAGACTGCTATGCAGAATACGAGTGTCGCTCAAAATCAGCAGGTAAATACAAACCAGCCTAGTGCTGTTGCACAGGTTCAGGGTGTTGCTCAAAATCCTAGTGTTGCTGTTCAGTCTACAGTTCAGACAGGTCAAGTAGCACAAGGTGCTACTTCCTTTACAGGGGTAGTTAATCCAAACGGAGTTAATGATGTCGACAGTGCAGTCGATACATTTCTTCGTAACAAAGGTATACGAAAATAGGAGGTAAACAATTATGGCTTTAGTTGTAGGTCAGGCTACTGTAGCCACTGGTATGTCACCTGTAGTTGAAGGTGGCTTATATGCAGATGAGATTTTTCAGGATGGTGTAACTTTCACATCTGAGCATGATGTAGGTAATGCAGGTCAGATTCAGGTTGAGGTTTATTCACCAGATAATAGTATTGAACCAAAGGTTCCAGGTGCTGATTTCGTAAATAGCGAGTATGCTAATACAGTTATTGATATCAACACTAATAACTCTTTCCAGAAGAGTCAGAAGGTTCCAGCTTATGTTCAGGCTACAATGCCAACATCAGTTCTTTTAAATAAGACTTGGGCAGTAACAGAGGATATTCGTATTGCTCGTCAGAAGACAGGTCTTGCTGTATTAGTTACAGAGGGAACTGCTTCATCTGATACTGATGCTATCACATCAGCTAATATTAAGGAGAAGGTTTTAGCTCTTCGTAAAGATTTAAGAAAGAAACATGCTAGACCAGATGTTGTTATTGCATCAGTAGATGCTTATTCTGCTATGCTTGAGACAGCTGGAAAAGATTATACACCAGTTGCAAATGATTCAGTTGTTGCTACTGGACGTGTAGGTTATTGGATGGGTATGCTTTGGGTTGAAGCTACTTTGCTTGGTGGTTCTTTCAAATACAGAAACGCTTCAGGGGTATCTCAGACAGCAGATACTTCTAAAGTAGAGCTTATCATGTATGACCATATGGCTTATTCAATCATCGATAAGCTTGTTATGCTGAGAACTATTGATAACCCTAATGCAGCAGGTGCACTCGTTCAGGAAGAGGTTGACACTGGTTTCAAGGTTACAAATCCAGCTTGTGTAACTGTTAAAAAAAATCTTATAGTCTAAAAAGATTCAGATAAACTTAAGTTATAAGGGCAAACCTATTTATGGTTTGAATTCTATGAATACAAAGCAAATCGGATATACATTATTATCAGAAGGTGATTCTATTACTCGACACTTAGCATTTAGTGATGGTAAATGTTTTATAGAGGCTAGAGATAATGACGTAGTTAGTTTCTACACTGAATATCCACTTACTAATCCAACAGGTTTATATTGGGGAAGAGGTTTAGATATAGATGGTGAAGCTTACAATTCAGATTATCTTTACTCTTCTATAGATAGAATTACAGTATCTAATGGTGTAGTAAAATATAGTTTAAAGCTTGATAGACTTCCTATGTATGCAGCATATTTGATTAATACTGAAGGTAAAGCATTTACTATTAAATCTATATCTATAAATGGAGTTACTGTTGAAAGACCTAATGAATTTATAAAAAATCTAAGTAGATATAATCTTGCAAGTTATACACAAGATTATATGAGTTATAGAAATATTAAAACTTTAGAGTATTCTGTTGTAATTGGCGCAAATAGTGGCGATATAACATTAACAGCATCTATTGATTTATCTAAGGATAATAAGATATTATTAGACTGTTCAACTATTCAGTAGTCTAGTGGGTGGCTAGTCCACCCACTGTTATGATAAGTAATATAATTTAAAGTTATTTAGTTTATATTAGTTATCATAAATGAAAGGAGTTTGTTATATGATTACTGTAGATTACAATTACTACAAAGATGAGTTTCATGGCAAACTCAGTGAAGATGATTTTAATAGGTTATTAAATCTTAGCTATATTACTGTAGACAATTTTACTTTTGGTAGATTTCAAAATCTTACCGAAGATAGTTTAAATGAGTTTACACTTATGCGAGTTAAGTCTTGTGTATGTGCTATATGTGATAGACTTGAATCAGAGTCTATCGGGGTAGGTATTAAATCTTCTGAATCTGTTGGTAGTTGGTCTGTAAACTATGCTTCAGATACATTACCTAAATCAGTAATGTCTAGTTTACATTCAGTTGTAAATTCATATCTTGGAGGAACACCACTTACTTGTAGTTGGATTTAAAACTTTGATGTTATTAAAGGAGGTTTGAGTATTATGTCGTTATTTCCACATACTATTACAATTTTCAATAAGTATGAACGAGATAATAAAGTATATTACTCAAGGGTTATATTATCAGGTGTTCAGTTTGTTTTGGATGAGGTAAATGCACGAAAAACTACTGGTAGTAGCAAAGATGATAAAGTTACTTGTTACATTCCAAGAGATGTTAAAGCAAATAAAAGTTATGTCGATTCATTTACCTTTAAAAATGACGAGACAGTTAATATAGATACTACATATACAATATCCAAAGAAGATTTAATTGGTTTTGGAGTTATTGACTTAGATGGTTTAACAATAAATGATTACCGAAACAATAGGGGTAGCTTATATGAGATTACTGCTATATCTGATTATCAATTTGGCAGTAATTTAGATAATAAAGTTATAGTTGCTAAGTAAATGAGGTGATTTCATATGGCAAATAAAGTTGTTACAATTTCACCTAACTTAGATATATCTAGTCTTATTATAGAAGAGGTTCAAAAGACAATAGATAAAAATAAAGAGCAAGCTTATCGCAATCTGGTCAATAATATCAAAAAAGATACCGACCAATTTGTTCCTTATAAACATGGTAATCTAGCAAAAAATGTGCCAGATACTCCAAAGGGTTACATGTATGCGGAGAGTTATGCAAGCTATGCTTTCAATCCAATAGCCCCATCAGGTATTCCAAAAAATTATACAAAAGATGTTCATATACAAGCTCAAGGTAATCCAGTCGATGTTTCTGAACGTGAGTATGCTAAGAAATGGGCTGACCAATATGCGAAGGACTTATTACAAGGTTTGGAGGCTAAATAATGAGTATATCTGAAATTATTGAGTTTATTATTTCTTATATAAATAGTAACTATACAATCAGGTCAGGCACTAAATTGAAACTATCATTTGATGAGTTAAAGCCTGATAAAGATAGTATAATGTTTTCACTTGCTGATGATAATACTGTAGTTGAGAAAAAGGACATCACTGGTATGTTTGTTGATGGAGAAATATCATTACAATGTTATTATCGTATTATGGCAAACGATAATGGATTTGCCGATTTAGATTCAATCAAGATAGTTGATGATTTGGTATCTTTTATCAAGTCTAACTATAAATCAATCAAAACTGATGATTTCTATGTATCAGGGGTAGTTACTAAGGCTTCCACCAAGCTTTCAGCAGTCTATGCAAATGGTGCAAAAGATTTTATTAGTAAATTTTCTATCAATTATGGAAGGAGATTATAGTCATGGCTAATCTAACAGAAATAAGACAGTCAACTGTAGGTTCTGAGGAACTTTTGTATTTTGTAAACGTTCCAGAAGATTTATCTACATTTGAGACAAAAGCATTTCATATGGCTCTCTTAATGGCTGAGTCAAATAGTATGGATTCAGGTGTTGAGACTGATGACCCAGCAGACGTTACTTCTAAAGTAGCTAATCACGTTATTAAAGCGTATAAGAAGAGTTTTTCACATTCAGGTGTTTATCTTAAAGAAGACCCAGTTTGTAAGTATGAAGAGTATCTTTTTGACCATGAGGTTACAGATAGCAAAGCTAACTGTGAGCTTGTTCAGATTAAGACATATGCTACTGGTGGCAATGTAGCTTATAAATATCCAGCAGTCTGTGAAGTTTCTTCATTTGGTGGAGACGCTCAGGATAAAATCAAGGTAGAGGCTACTTACACTATTGTAGGTGAGGCTGTTGAGGGAACTGCTTCATACGATAAGGAGACTGGAGTAGCTACTTTCACACCTAAGAGTAGTTTATAACATTTTGGATACCTCTAGTTATCTAGGGGTATCCTATCTTTTTAAAAGTTCTAGGAGGATTTAAAATGAATACTATCAAAAATTTATCAAAGATTTGTGAATTACATGTAGAGGGAACAGATAATGTTGTAAGAATTGACTTCTCTGATAAGAGATTAGTTGGTAACATTCTTAGACTTATGAAAAAGTATCAAAATATTGATGAGAGTTTGAACAAAGAGTTTGAGTCTATTGAGACTGAAGATGCCCTTGAAAAGCTTATTGCGTATGCTGAAATTGAAGAGAAGGTTCTTACTACTTTCAAAGAGGATGTAGATAAGGCATTTAATACGAATATTACTGAGCAGATGTTTGGTGATACCTTACCAGGGGTAGAGCGTTATGCTGAGTTATTTAATACAATTTTACCATATCTTTCTGATTATAAGAAAGAGGAAAATGCAGCAATTGAAGAGTTAAATAAACTATATAATACAGATAAGTTTACTGTTGTAGATGGTGGTGAGGTTGATGTATAATTGCTTACTTGAGCAGTTTCCAACCGAATACAGGGGTAGTGCTATCAATACCAGCTTTCGAGTTGGTATTGCACTTACTCTTTTAACTGAGGATACAAGATTTCCAGAGGACATTAAATTATTGAAGGCTTTTGATTTATTATATAAAGATAAAGTTCCTGACTTTGAAACAGCTTTCAATGGTATGATGTGGTTCTTATCTTGTGGTAAGTCTGAGGTATACTATCTTGAAGATGAAATAAATGAGACTAATGAAAAGTATCTTGATTTTCAGTTTGATGCTTTTGATATTTATGGTGCTTTTCTTGTAGCAGGGGTAGACCTACATAAGTCTAATATGCATTGGTTTAAGTTTATGGCTTTTTTAAACAATCTTGGTGATTGTCCTTTGAGTCAGAAAATTTCTTACCGAGCTACTGATACTTCTAAAATGAAGGGTGACACTAAAAAGTATTATATTGATTTAAAATCAAAGTTTAAAATTAAAACTCAAGTTACAAAGGAAGAGCGTGATGCTTATCTTGCAGAGCAAAAGGAAAAGTTTGGCTCTTATTATTACAAATTGTTGGGAGGTAAGTAGTTATGCTTTGTGTTATAAACAATAAACCATATGAGATGAGCAATAAAGCTTTCGATATTGTATGCAATACGATAGCTGAGCAGAAAAAAGGCAGTTATTCAATATATTGTTTAGTATTAAACAACTTTGCAGAGTTCATAAATGAAAATTTCGATAGTAAAGATGAACTTCGTAAAAAAGTAGCAGAGTATACTAATAGAAAGTTCAAGGTAAAATACACTGTTAAGTAGTAAAATCTTTTAAACTTATTACTTTTATATTGTAGTTATTATGCCCTTTCTGTAAATATTATGAAGCACTCAGTTGTATTTCCATTCAGGCAGTATAAAGGGGTAGTTTTGAAGAAGTAATTTATTACTCGTGAGATTCTAGAGGGGAGCATATTTGCTCTCCTTTTTTAATATATTAAATATAAGTTAGGAGGTTTAATATATGGCTGTTAATGTAGACATTAGAGCAAATATAGAGACAGACTTTAAAAGTGGTAAAATTGATAAAGCTACTTATGAGTTTGAGAAAGCAGCTTTGAATCTTAAACAAGCTTATAAGTATTTATATAATTTATCACAAAATACAACTGACTTGGGTAAACTAGATAAAGCAGTATCAAAAGTCAATGAGTTAGAAGGTAAATTTTTATCATTGAAAAATACTGTTAATAAGGACTTATTTAAGGGTGCATACGATGAATTAAGTAAGCTAGATACAGCTAGTCTATATTTTGGTAAAATAAAGGCAGGGTATGAAAGTCTCCAGACGACAGCAAAAACTGGAGCAGTATTACCAGATGGAATAAAGACAGCTACTTCTGAACTTGAAGGATTAATTAATAGGTATAAATCATTTGCACAGATATTAAATACATATTCACCAGGTTCAGTTTCAAAAGGACAATTTGCAGAATTAAATGCAATGGTAAAGACACTACCAGAAATAGAGAAAACGTATATAAGGACTATACCTTTAAGCAATATGATGAGTCAAAGTATTAAACAAAGTGCAACATCAGATGCAGAGTTTAATAAAAATTTAGCTGAAGGTTATAAATTATATACAAATACTACTAAAGCAGCAGTAGACCAAAGTAATGCGAATGCACACGCATTTGATGTTAATAAGCTGAATGGTTTTAGAAACGAGTTAAATGTATTAACAAATTCTTTTAATAGTTTGGTTGAAAAAACTAATGATTCAGCTACAAAGACATCAACTCTTGTCGGTGAATATAGAGCTTTAGGCTCACAAATATCTGATTTACAGAACAGAGTTAGTTCGCAGTCAAGCATATTGCCACCAAGTTTACAGCAGGATATATCGGCACTACAAGGACAGTATAATCAGTTAGGTCAACAGTTACAATCTAATATTGCTGATAGACTTAAATCAGGCTTTAAAGAGTTAGGTAGTATTGCTAAAAAGTCTTTTAATGACGTTTATAATATCTCAAAGACAGTTATTACAAAATCTGCGAGTTATCTGAAAAGTGCTTTTACTTCTGTATTGAATGGTATAGGTGAAAAGTTTAAGTCAATATTTTCATCTTCATCATCTTCAGGGGTAGCTCAGCAGTTAAGGTCTTTGATTTTAGGAGCAGGGGTAGCAAAGGGCTTTAAGACTGCAATAGGTTTAAGTTCTGAATTGACTGAGGCTCAAAATAGATTACAATATGTATTTGGTGAGAGCGCAAACGCTGTAACTGAGTTTGCACGAACATCAGCAAGGGACTTTGGTTTAACTGAAAATTCAGCTACTAAGTTTTCAGCTACATTTGGTGGTATATTAAGCGCATCAGGTATTGCAAGCAATGAGTTAGCAAGCTTTTCTGAAAATCTTACAAAAATGACTGGTGATTTAGCATCATTCTATGATGTAGACCAGGATGTATTCTTTAAGAAGCTACAAGCAGGATTAGCAGGTAATGCAGCAGCATTAAGGACTTACGGTATAAACGTATCTGCTACAAATCTTGAGCTTTATCGTATGTCTAAAGGTATTCAAACAGCATACAAAGATATGGATCAGGCTTCTAGGATTACTCTTAGATACAATTATATTGTCGAGTCAGCTTCACAGGCTCAGGGTGATTTTGCTCGTACACAGTTTACATGGGCTAACCAGATAAGATTATTAAAATCACAGTTTATGTCTTTAGCATCAATAGTTGGTGGATACTTTGTAAAGACTTTATTGCCAGTTGTAAGGATTCTAAATCAGATTGTTGGTGCGGCTATTAATGCTTTTACAGCTTTAGCTAGTTTATTTGGTTTTGACTCAGACTCTATTAAAGCCTTGACAGGTGGGGCTAAAGGAACAATATTTGATGACTCAGCCGCAGGATATATTGACGATACTGCTGACGCTTTAGGTAATGAGTCTAAGGCTTTAGATAAGACAGGAAAAGCAGCTAAAGAAGCAGCTGATAACTTACAAGGCTTTGATAAACTTAATAATATATCTTCAAGTAGTGGCTCAGGAGCTGGTGGAGGAGCTGGTGGAGGAGCTTCAGGGGTAGGAGCAGGCATAAAGCCTTTAGATTGGGCTAGTTTAACAAAAGCACCAGACATTGAAAAGACACCACTTGAAAAATGGTTTGATGAGTTTTTCAATTTATTGAAAGATAAAAAATGGAATGAAGCTGGTAAGTCTTTAGCTAAACAATTAAATAATATAACTGATACTATTTATGATAAGTTGACTGACCCAAAGTTAAAGACAGGTATTCATAATTTCAATGATGCTTTAACTGATTTCTATGATGGTTTGCTAGATTATGATACTAAAAAACTTGGTCAGACATTTGGAGCAGGTATTAATCTTATTGCTTACTCAATAAATGATTTATATGAACAGGCAGTTAAAAAGGACCTTTTAAGTAAGACAGGTGCAAAAATTTCAGACTTCTTTTACGGTTTAGCTACTGAAACTAAATGGGAAGAAGTAGGAAAGGCTTTCGTTACAGGCTTTAGGTCTGCTATGGATATCCTTGCAGGTTTCATTGAAAAAGCAAAGGAGCAGGATTTAGGAAATGAGATAGGAACTGCTATAAAAGATTTCATTGACGGAGCTGTAGAAAGATTATTCGGTAACGGTGGTGCTGAGGAAATAGGTAATAATATTGCAGGTTTACTCAATCTTGCTTTTGATGTAATAGCTTCAAGTATTGGTAACGAGGATACATTAGACTCAATAGCATCAGGGGTAGTAACAACAATCAATACAGCTATTCAAGGTATTGATAGCTCTAAGTTAAGTAAGGCTGTATCAGCAATACTGAATTTATTTGCTACAATATTCCATACAATTGGAGATATTGATACAGATACTTTATCCACTGACATAGCAGACGCTATTAATGGAGCAGTTGATGATGGTAGTGTTGAAAATTTAGCTAGTGGTATTACTTCAGCAATAACTAATATCTTTAACTTAATAGGTGAGACTATTAGTAAGATAAATCGGTTGGATTTAGGCATTTCAATTATTAAGGGTATTTCTGACGGATTAAGTTCTACTGAGGGTGAGGGATACTTAATAAAGGCATTTGGTCTTTTGTTTGGTGTTAGATTACGGAGTAATATCCCTAGATTAGGAATAGGTTTATTAGGTAGTAGTATTGTAAGTAGTTTAGCTAGTTCACTATTAGGAGGAGCACCTACAATTATAGGAACTGGAGGTCTTGGTGGTGTATTTACAGTTGCAAATGCAGCAAAGTTTGGACTTAAAGGTGCAATTTTAGCAATGGCTATATCATTAGGTAAGACTTTAGTAGATGGTGTAAAAGATGGACTAGACCAAACTGTTGCTACTGAAGATATTCTTGATGGTATGAGAGAAGATTTAAAGGGTACAATAACTTTATCTGTTGACCCAAGTGCTTATTCTAATTTACAAGAATATAGAGATAAACTTAAACAATTGCAGGGAACTTACGATAATATTTCTACATTAGTAGATGATATTAGCTTTGGCGAAGATACTAAGACCTCTATTGAAGATTTAACTGAATATCTGAATAGATTGGAAAAGGCTGGAGCAGGAGGTTCTACTCAGTTTAAAAATTTGAAGAAAGCTATTGATGATTATAATAATGCTGAATTTGAAGATAAGAGTGCAGCATTTGATAATGTTTATTCTTTAGCGCAGGATTTATCTCTTGAATTTGAGTCTACTGTAGACACAATAGATTCTCTAAATGATATTCAATTTAATGCATTAGATGAAAACTTCTCTAAGTTAAAGCAAAATACAAAGTTTAGTGCTGATGAAGTAAATGAGTTAACTCTTACTTGGTCTAATGCAGGTGAGCAGTTATCTAAAAATCTTTTAGATAAGGTAAATGAAACTGTAGGTTCAGATACTACTGTAGATACGTCTGTCGCAAATTTAGTAAGTGATGCTACTTCAGATGCAAATACTGGTGCTACAGAGAAAGGTTCAGGGGTAGCTACAAACCTTACCACAGGAGTTTCAGCAGCTTTATTTGCAGATTCTACTGTAGATAATGCTACTAGCAGTTTAGTTACTGATGCAACAAGTGAGACAAATGTAAGTGCTAAGACAAAAGGTAGCACAGTTGGTTCAAACCTTACAGCAGGTGTAGCATCGATACTTAATGCTGATACATCTGTCGATACTGCTACAAGTAGTTTAGTTAGTGATGCTACTTCAGATAGTAATACTTTGGCAAAGTCAAAAGGAGCAGGGGTAGCTAGTAACATTACATCAGGAGCTACTTCATTATTAGCTACAGATACTAGTTTACAAACTAGTGAGGCAAATCTAGTTGCTCGAGCAACAGCAGATGAAAATACAAATGCATTTGCAAAAGGTTTAGCTGTTGGTGGTTCTTTAACATCTAGTATGTCTAGTGCTTTAAATACAGATACATCTACAATGGAAGCTATGATTTCTTTAGTTTCTAAGTCTACTGCCGAAAATACTATTAAAGCTTACGAGGCAGGTAAATCAGCAGGTGCTAATGTTATTGATGGCATAAATGCTGGTATTAGCGATGATAAAAAGCAGGCAGGTGTGTTTACTGGTATTCGTAGTTTCGCAAATAATGTGATTACAAACTTTAAAGATGCTTTAGGTATTCATTCACCTTCGAGAGTATTTAAGTCGCTTGCATCATTTATACCTGAAGGTGTGGCTTTAGGGGTAGAGTCAAACGCTAAAGTCGCTACTAATGCTATTGGTAATATGTGCTCATCACTTTCAGGTGAATTTGAAAACAGCCAGTTAGATGCAAACTCATTAATACCAGTAGGTAAATTTGATGGTATGTATGATTCTTTGATGAGACAAACTGATATGGCTTTTGATTATGTAGCTAGTAAGTTTGATAACCTAAGAGAAATGATTAACCTACAGTCTAGTTTAGTAGTAAATCCATCAGTTGGTAGAGCTAATCTTGAAGCAGCATATGCTAGTGCTTCTGACGTCTCAGGGGTAGTTCGTTCAGTCGGAAACATTTATTCTAAGTTAGCTACTGGAAACATAGGTTCTAGTAATAAACCTATTCAGGTTAATGTATATCTTGATAAAAATAATAAGTTATCAAGTTATATAATAAATACTGTTAATGGTAATGCTACAAAGACAGGTAACTTTTAGGAGGTATAGATATGGCTTACAATGGAACAGTTATTAAATTTGGTAATGGTTTAGTTGTAGGTAATGGTGGCGGAGTTATTCCGCCATCAACCTACAAGGTATCTACTGGTGATGTAGACTTAGACTCAAAACGTTCAACTGCTGGGTATCTTACTCGTAATCGTATTCGTGGTGGTAAGACAACAGCTTATACTGTTGAAGTTTCTTGGGATAGAATTTCTTGGGATGAATTAGTAAAGTTAATAGCAGCAGGTGAGGATGATTCTTTTTCTTTACAATTTCTAGACCCTAAGAGTAAGGGTGGCTTTGCGACAAAGACTATGTATCGTGATGCTAATATGGAGTATACAATGATTAATATTGATGGCGAAGATGAAGCTTTTTGGACTACAACGATGACATTTGTAGAGTTTTAAGGTGGTGGTTAGATGTATAGTGTAAACCAAAAGTATATTGATAAAATAAGTAGTGATGATACAAAAGACTTTACATTTAAGTTAAATGTAAAACTAAATAAAGATGCTACTACTCTAATTACACTTACACCTGCTGATGTAGAGTCCGACAGTTTAAAGTTATCTCGTCAGGCTACAAGCAATAGTTATTTTACTTTAGGTGGTGTATGTAGTTCAAAACTTACAATGTCTTTAACTCCATCAGGGGTAGATAGATTGCTAGAAGCAGGGCTGTTGCGAAAAGATATTTGTTTTGAGTATAATGAATGGCTTAAAGTAGATGATATAAATCAAAGTGATTTAGATTATTCAATTAATACTGATGGCTCTGAAAATCTCACTGGTAAGGTTAAAAATGGTTACTTCTATGTGAGTAATGTTGAAAACTCAGACTATTCGTGTAATTTAGAGTTGTATGATTCTATGCTAGCTTTCTCTACTGATATTTCTTACAACGATGGAATTATCTTAACACAAGGATATAGAAACATACTTGACTTATTCACATTGTTCTGTAAATCATGTTCAACTGATTTATATAAGCTAACTGTAGCAAGTGATATAGAAAGCAGGATTTACAATAAGGATGTTTTATTTTCTATAGGTAATGACGGTTCTGTGGATTCATATAGAAATGCTTTAGGTTACCTTTCAATTTTAGCTGGTGGTTTTGTAATTATCAATAGAAATGGTGAGCTTGACCTTGTAAACTACAACAACACATTGGTAGCTTCACTAGATGAGAACAGAGTTTACGATTACAGTATGGGTGAGGTTGAATACGAAGTAAATGAAATATCTACATCAGTTGCTGGATTTGATTACTCAGTTAAAAATAAAACCTCAGCTAGTGAAAATTTGATTAAGTTATTCTTTTCTGAAAATCCATTTCTCAGGGGTATCCAGCCAGCAGACTCAAAAGAGCTTGATAAAGTAGTAACAAGATGTATAAATAATATGTTATTATCTTGCCAAGGCATTAAGTTTGACGGTGGTGACTTTGAAATCGACCATAGACCTGAGTTGGATTTAGGAGATTGTATTAAGTTTACCAAAGCTTATGTAGATAACAAAACGAAAAATATATTGACAAAATCGTATAATAATGTTATACTATGTAATATCGAAAGTAGCTTTAATACTTTCGATTCAATGAGTTGCAATAAATATGATTTGGAGTCAGCTTATGGTAATAAGTCATCTTCTAGTTTTAAGACATCTACAGGTGGTTCATCTGCTCTAGTATCTTCTTATTATACACAGTTTTTAACTAAAGATGTTTCTGTTGGTGCAGGAAAAGAGGTTAAACTATTTAATAGTCTTATATTGTTAAATAGTGGTATTGGAGCTATGGCTAGTTTTGTAGCTGTTTGTAATATTACAGGGGTAGGTAATATACAATTTAATATTGTTTATGATAATGTAGCACACCCTATTAAGCCCAGATACACTTTGCACAATGAGGGTTACTTTACTGCATCATTTGACATTGGTCTAGACCCAGTAGAAGAGGACATGCAGCATTCACTAAATATTTATGTAAAGTCACTAGATACTGCAACATTAGATATTGCTACATTAGATGCAGAGTTAATTATCAATGCATCAGGTGTTAAAGCTTCTGAACCTAAATGGACAGGTAGATACGAGTTAACTGATGAGGTTGCTCTTATAAGTTTACCAAATGTTATTAATGTATTAGGTTTCAATTCAGTTATAAATAAAGAGTAAAATGACCAAAGTTAGAGGTGATTATATGTTAAAAGGAAAAACAACTATTCAGTTATTCGATGCAAAAACTGGAAAATTGACAGATGAGGTAACCAAGACAAACTTGGTTACTAATGCTGTTAGAAATGCTTTAGGTGGGGCATTTAATCAATTAGCCTCAGGCAATATGTGGGCTGGTAGTATGGGGTATGTAGAAAGCTTATATCAGTTACCGACAGGTAAAAATTTTGCTCAAGCATTATATGGTGGAGTTTTAGTTTTCTCAAAACCTATTACTGAGGACGTAGACCATTGTTTACCTAGCATTGAAGAGATTAAGACTTTTATTGGTTGTGCCAATCAGTCGGCATCTAATACAGGTAATACTTTCAGGGGTAGTATAAATGCAGGAGAGTCTGAGGTTGGAACAGACTATGTAAAATTTGTTTGGGATTTTAATACAGACCAATGCAATGGAGACATAGCTAGCATTTGTCTAACATCTGATTGTGGTGGAGCAGTAGGTTATGGTTGTGACGCAAAGGAAGATTCTCTTAAAGGTTTAAGTTTAAGGGATTTTTATTCTGATAATTTTTGGGATACATCTATAGAAGCAGACTTAAGTTATCATACTAATGGCGCTTTAGTAAATGCTAAAGGTTGGGATAGTAATAAAGGAAAGTGTGCATGGTTAGATGGTGATTATTTACACGTAGTTTACAGAGGTAATGATAACAAACAAAATATTTCTAAGGTTTTAGCAAAGGAGAAGTTTGGCTTAGGCTTAGTTGATGGCTTCAATTACGGAAATATAAAATCATCAGAAGTTATTAATACAGGTATAGAAGTATATAGAGATATACCTTACACAACTAAAGACCATGCTTTTTGTCAAGATGGTGATGGAAGTTACTCAGAGTTTAAAATTGTAAAGTATTCAGGCAATGGAGTAGCAGAAAGAATTACAATACCTGCAAGTAATATTAACTCTGCAATAACTGCATATTTTGGTAAAACAGGTAAGCTAAATTGTTTAAATAGTCAAGATAAAATAATTCATAATGATAAGTTATATATTATAACTGGACAGTTTAATTTCTCTGATTTAAATACAAGACCAAATAAGTTAAGAGTTTGGGTCGTAAATTTTGATGGAACTTATACTTTTAAAGATATAGCTCTTACAAGTAAGATGATTACTTTACTTGCAGGCACTAATAGAAAAGGAGGATATTATGATTTAGGTCTTGGTGGATTTTTTAAGGAATACAGGGGTAGTCTTTGCTACGTAGCACCAGACGGAACTGGAGGTTTTGCTTGGTTTTTAATAGACGATGATGGAACTATGCAGACACATCCTTTTATGATTAATAATAGCATACATTTATATTTAAATCATTGTTTAATTGATAACAATGATTTAATACCTAGTCCTTATATTGAGATGAATATGCATAGTAGCTCTTCAGATTTAAAGTTATATGTTCCTTTAATAGTTTCAGCATACTTAGGCACAATTAATAATCAGGAGACAGTATTAACAAAAACTGAAGATAAAACTATGAAAATCATATATACATTAACACAGGCATAGGAGGCATAAAATTATGGATAAAGCATTATTTATCATCAAGTCTAGTTTTACAGTTGTAATATCTACTGTAGTTGCAGCATTAGGTGGATTTGATTCAGCACTTGAGTTGCTAATCTCATTAATATTGGTTGATATGATTTCAGGGGTAGTATACGCTATCATGAAGAAGACTTTAAGTTCAACTGAGTTACGTAATGGAATTATGAGAAAGGTCTTTATTTTCCTAGCTATTTTCATAGCATTGAAGGTTGATATGTGTTTGCTAGACTTAGCAGGAAAAACACCTACGTTTTGGGGCATATCATTATCAATAAGGACTTTAGTTGTTATTTGGTTCTGTATTGAGGAGCTTATAAGTCTTTTAGAAAATTTAGCTAATATTGGAGTTCCTTTCCCTAAATGGGTTAAAGAGATATTAGTTCAGGTATCTGATTGTGTAGATAAATCAACACCAAGAGAGGTAGTTAATTGGATTAAAAAGACATTCAATATAAAAGATAAGAATGAATAAGTAGATGTATTGACATTTTCTTAGTTTTATGTTATAATAAGTGAGTAATAAGTTTAGGGTTTTGCCTTATGTTCTTCTCATTTTATTGTCCTCTTTAAGATAGGTGGGGTGCATTACAAGTTTGTAGTGTGCCTCACTTATTTTTTGTCTTTATAATGTATTTTTATGTATTTGTAATATCAAAATATGTTTTACATAACCAAGGGGTAGTAAATATTTACTTTTATGTTTTGTAAGGTATTTTTACTACTAACTGAGATGAAAATATACTTTGTATAACTGAATAAAGTAAGTATGAAAAATATATTTTATCAGCTTATTTTTCACTTACTTGAGTTCAAAATATATTGTGTATAAAATGAATAAACAATGTGGCGATGGTTTTAATCTTACCCCTCACGAATATTAAATTGAACAAATGTGAGACTCCACACCACAAAGTGAATATCATTTTATATTATACAAAGACTTATTACAATATTATCTTTATAGGAGGACAAAAAAATGAGATTATCAAGTAAAGTAGTTGAGAGCAAGGAGTTTAAGAAAGAGCACAGAAGTATTAATATGTTTAGTAGCATGGATTATTTAGTTACTAAGTTTGAAGAAGTTAATGGTATGGTATTGGCATATGGAAGTGATACAAATTATCAAGGTATAACAGAAATATCTTTTTACAAAGAGGTTTCAATCTCAGGGGTAGTATTAGTCCTTAAGATTTATCTTCAGGCTACTGAAGATAAAGTATACTACCATAGTTGTAGTATACTTGATGATGTGTTAGGTCTGGATGTATTCAGTCCAGATGAATATGCTCAGTTTGTATGGCTCAAGGAGTCGTTGTTAGAGCAGGTATCTTCATATCTTACATATGAGGTAGATTATGAACATTTTACAACGAAAGAAGTAGAGGAGAGTTTGATGAGGTCTTTATTAGACCTAACAGACTTTAAGGTTCGTGAGGATGAACCTTGCAAATATTAGGTTTGTTTTCATAAACATGATATGAAAATATATTGTGTATGAAATGCTAGAGGAGTAAAAATCATATTATCACCTCAAGATGAATATCTTTTATAAGGTGTTTCTTCTAGCATTTAATATAAAAATATATTTATTAAACAATTAAAGGAGGAAAATAAAATGTTAAACAAAAATGTTGAGTTATTTTTAAGTGGTTTAAGCCAGTTACAACCTCTTGTTCAAAAGGTTGAAAAGCTTGAGGATAAGTATAATACCTCAAGAGAAAAGGTATTATCTGAAGACCTGTTTTGGTCAGATGATAAAGATGAAGTTTATAATGTTATGCGTGAGCATGATGTTGCATCTTCAGACCTTATAAAGGGTTTGAAGAAGGAGTTGAATGAGTTGATGGTTTTAGCATCAACAATCAGTGCAGGTTACAGTTTAGATTTAATCAATAAGGAGGACAAATAAAATGAGTGAGACTTTAAGAATGCTAGGAGTAATCGATGCAAATATGCATCGTGAGTTTGAGTCAGATGGCTCGTTCAAATCAGCAACTTTTGAGTTATCTGATGGCACTTATAAAGTAGATAATACTTTTGTAGTGCATAAAATGAATAATGCAGGTGACATGCAGAAACTCCCAGTTCATTTTTGTAAGGGAGGTATTTACCCTGAAGTTTATATTTCAGGGATGCCGATTAAGTTGTATGCGCTAACAATGCTTGCAACCGATAAAATAGCCTTTGAAAAGTATCAGTCAGGGTTAGAAATCAATCATTGTGTTATAAGTAAGATGCAACCAAAGTTGTTGAATATAGGTTGTGATAATGCTTACTACAAAGGAGTAGTCATTGATACAGCTCCTTTAAAGAAGCTAAGTGCAGACCCTAATTACTTAGAGTTTTGCACTAGAAGTGAAAACGTAAAGCATGGTAAATTTGTTAAAGAGTTTTCTTTGTATGATACTTATGTTTCAGCTCATGATATTGATGAATTAAGAAAACAGCTTATACCATATGATTCATGCATAGAAGAAGTTAAAGATGATTGGATTGAATCAAATAAATTAAAGGTTGAGGAATTCTATCGTAATAAAGGGGTAGAGCAGAGGATATTGTTTTAGAGGGGATTTTTCCCCTCTAACAATTAAAAGGAGGATATTAATATGAAGTTATTTGATTTTGTTGAAATGATACAGTGTCGTAAGGGTGGAATGCAGTTTAATTTAAACGATAAGACTTATGTTTTAGATAGTATAAAGCCTTTAGGAGTGATTAACACTGCTAATGTTATTATACTAGGACTACATGAAGATTATGATTTTACAAGTATGAAAGATTTCAGTCAATATTGTATAAATAATTTGAAAGAAAATTTCTGCTACGAGTTACTCTTTGAAATTGATGATAAGCTTTATGACTTTTCTGAGATACCAATTAGAGAATTTTTTATGTCTGGTAACCTAGCTTTTATTTTAAAGGATTACACACCTAAAACAGAAGATTACACAACTTTACGAGAGTTGCTTGCTTATGCCAGAACTTTAGGGGTAGCTTCTATAGGTTATGATTTTGGTAATGCTAAAATCATTATAAATGTAGATGGTGTAGCCCATCAGTTGAAATTTAACGATGTTCATCTTTTTGGTAAAAGCTGTATAAATAAAGACGATGATTACAGCGTTGTATTAGATATTAAGACAAAATAATGTATAAGTTTTATAATAAACTATTCTAGTTTGACCAGCAATGTTAAGTTGCTGGTCTTTTTAAGTTTAACAATAAGATGAATTATAGCACTTCGTAACCAATAATTAAATAGTAATATGGTTATTGACTTTAACTAATAATTATGGTATAATACTACATATTAGGAGGTGACCATAATGTTTGAAAGTTTTAAGTTATCACGATTTAAAAGACATGTAAAATCATGGATAGTTACCAATCTAAAGTCCTATCCTAGTAATTGGTTGAGTCTACTAGATGAGGATGAGCTAGATACATTTTTTAAATGTCTAGTCAATAATGTTACAACACAGTTAGCTAATGAAAACAATGTAGTAGTTGGCGATGATACGAGGATAGGAAACGTATTAGGAGTAGTAATCGAGTATTCATACCATATGATTTCAAATAAGACGTATGGATACTTGTTTACATATATATAAAATATATTTAATAATTATCACAAGGAGGATTAAATCATGAGTTATTCAAGCTTAGTAGAGTATGTAAAGATTAGTCCTAACAAGACTTCACCTAGAGACCATGCTATTGATACTATCACGATACATTGCATGGCAGGCAACTTGTCTATTGAGACATGTGCCAATGTTTTCGCACCTACAAGTCGTAAGGCATCAAGTAATTATGGAGTAGGTTCTGATGGACGTATAGGTTGCTATGTAGATGAAGCCGATAGAAGTTGGTGTAGCTCTAATAAAGCTAATGATATGAGGGCTATTACAATTGAAGTAGCCAATGACGGTGGAGCTGATACAGGTTGGCATGTTTCAGGGGTAGCAATGAGTTCTCTTATTAAACTTGTTGCAGATGTTTGTAAACGTAATAATATTAATAAGTTAGTATGGTCTGACAGTAAAGATGACCGTATCAATCATAGAAATGGTTGTAACATGACCGTTCATAGGGATTTCAAAAATAAAGATTGTCCAGGAGCATATTTAATGTCAAAGATGTTTTATATAGCAGATGAGGTAAATAAGTTACTTGGTGCTTCAGGTGGTTCTTCCGTTTCAGGGGTAGTTCCTAGCAATCCTGCTCCAGTTAAATCGCTTGATGAAGTAGCCAGAGAAGTTATCAATGGTAAATGGGGAAATGGCTCAGAGCGAAAGGAACGATTAGAGGCATCTGGTTACGTTTACTCATCTGTTCAGGCAAAAGTAAATGAGTTACTTGGTTCTTCTAGTAAGCCAGCTCCAGCACCAGCACCTAAACCTGCACCAGCACCTCAGCCAGCACCAGCACCTAGACCTAGCAAGTCTATTACTGAAGTAGCTCAGGCTGTAATGAGAGGTGATTATGGAAATGGAGAAGATAGAAAGAATAGACTTCAGGCTGAGGGATACAATTACTCAGAGGTTCAGGCAGAAGTTAATAGGCTTTGTCATAGCGGTTCAGTAAGCTCGACTCCTAGCAAGTCTATCGATACAATAGCCAGAGAAGTTATCCAAGGTAAATGGGGAAATGGTAGTTCTCGTAAATCTCGTCTTGAGGCAGCTGGTTACAATTACAAAGAGGTTCAGCGAAGAGTTAATGCTTTGCTTAAATGATGAGTAGCTTATGTATAATTGGGAGTTAAATAACTACTTTCAAAGTGTAGGTTACAAATTCAATAATTTTTACGATTTTGAGCGTATCAGGGGTAGTTCTCCTCAAGTCAGATTTAATCTTGACTATGAGGATGACTACGAAACCTGTTTAAATGTATTCACTGATGACGTAGATTACAATTGGAAAGTTCATATACTTAAGCAAAATAAATAGTTTAGTTTAAACAGAGGATAAAGGCATCCAATCAGGGGTAGCTTTTGTCCTCTTTCTAGTTAGGAGGAAAAATAATGGCAAAACAAATATGTTGGACTAAAAAGATAGTCGAGACTTTTATTGAGGAAGCTTGTTTAACTAAAGAGGAGCAGGATATACTCTGCACAAGAGTTGCAGGTCTTACAATATCAGAGCAAGCTGAAAAGTTTAATATTTCAGTAGGTAAGGTTAATAGAATTATTAAGAGACTAAAATGGAAATATGATAATGTCCAAAAATACTGTAAAGATTTACCACTCCGCAAAATGAGTGCAGCTGAGTTGTATATGGATACACATTAGGATGATACTTTTTTGGTAGTTTGTTGGTATTTATTTTGTATTAAGGTATGAATATATTGGTATAAATAGGAGAGTTAAGTGGTATTGATTAACTCTCCTATTTTTGTTATACTAGGGGTAGATGAAGAGGTCTTAGGAGGTTATTTTTCAATGTTTAATAATTTTCAGCAAAATCCGAGTTTTAATAATTACATTCCATATAATAGTTATACTGCCAATTTAGCTCAGAAAAATGCAAACTTTAATAATCAAAATTTTCAGGCACAAACAAATATAACCTTTGTAAATGGTATGAAAGGGGCTAAGGCTTTTCGACTTAGACCGAACAGTAATGTATTGCTAATGGACTCTGACAACTCTAAGTTTTATGTAAAAAGCACAGATAACCTTGGTATTGCGAATATTCAAACGTATAGCTTTGTTGAAGATAAAAATTTATCAGTCGAAATTGTAGCTGCAAGTCAACCGAGCGATACCGGCGAACAAAATACAAAGTTATATGATGAGATGAAAACTAAAATTAGTGAGTTAGAGTCTAAAGTTAATGAATTACAAAGTAAGTTGGATGAGGTTCTTTAAGTCAGGAGGTGTTGTAATATGTCGAATCCATTATTGAGTCTTTCAGGGGTAGTTATACATGATATTAAATCAATGGTTATTAGTGAGCTTGAAAATTTTAAAGATATAGGTATTACAATGAAGAAACTTATATGCTCTTGGCGCTTTAATTGATATTTACAAAGATATTTGTAATATTGAATATTGGAAGTCTAAAGAGGAGCATTATAAAGCTGAAGATGATACTTCTGACGGTATTGGTAAACTGATGAGATTAAGTGAGCAGTTAAAGACTACAGATAGCATTGTTCAGGCTGATTATAATAAACTAGTTATTGAGCTATTAAATAAAGCGAGTAATATTCGTAGTGCTTTAAAGTCTGCTAAAATGAGTAGTCCAGATATTGAAAAATATAATATGATTTTCAAATAAGATGATTTCGTTGTATTAGTGGTAGTTATATCGGTCTTTGCCTATTTAAGGTGATGACCAATATTTTTTTTATTACTTTAAGTATTTAGTCTAGTTTATGTATAATATTTGTTAGGTTATAGATTAGTTAGCTAATATAAATATATTATATGACTTGACAT